GCCGGAGGTCACGGCACAAGAGGTGGTTTTGGCCCCGAAGGTGCTCATGCGGTAACCTTTGAGGCTGGGGCAACCATGAGTTTCGACACCTATCCGGTGGCAGGGCAAATGTCGAAGTGGCGCATTCAATATTTGGTGCAGCCTGGTGGAGGCTCTTTTTCCTATCAGATCGGAGCTGGGCAATCGTTCCAGGTCGACACCGATGGTGCTGAAACCTATGGCGTGACTGAAATCATCGGCTCTGGTGCGATGGTTCTTACATGCGATGTCACGGGTGTTGCGGGTGTTACCATTGCTGGCGTTGAAATCCTGATGCCCCAGGCGGGCAAGGCGGTAGTAAACAAGATCGGCAATGGCGGTGCGGATGCGCGGCGTTTCGTTGATATCCCAGAAGACTTTTTTGTCGCGGCGATGCAATCCATTGCCCCTGATGTGGTGGTGATTTGCCTGGGCGTGAACGACAAAAGCTACAACACTGGGCTTTCCGCGTTCCGCGACAACATCGCCGAGATGATCCGGCGGGTTCGGCTCGCTGCGCCGAACTGTGACATTCTTCTGGTTGGCCCAGGCGATAGCTATCAGCTAGGCCGCGCCCATGAAATTCCCGAATACAACGCCACGCTAGCAGAGCTTGCGGTCTCAGATGGTCACACCTTTGTCGATCTCATGGATGGCCTAGGCACCTATACCCAGGCCAATGCAAACAACCTTTATTCCGATCCCTACCACGTCAATGTACCTGGCGGTTTCGTAAACCTGAAAATTCTGAGCCGCCCAATCGCGGTTGCTCTCTGAGAAAGGACACAGAATGGACCTTCAAGAAGATCTTAACGCTGCCGCATTGTCGCTGGATCGCGCAGCGGAATCCTATCACGGCAAAATTGGCGAGATTGATGCCACTGTCGCGCTAAAAAGCGCCGAAGTGGATGCCAAGAAGGCAGAAATTGATGCCAAGATAGCAGCGGTTGATCCACAGCTTTTCAACCATCCAAATATTCGGCTAACAGCCAACCAAATTGGCAACCTAGATGGCAATGGCGATCTAGACGGGTGGGGTAAAAATGGCGCTTTAAACGTTAGTATCAGTCTGGTGGAAACTATTGGCAACAGTGCTAATTTTGCAGGGCGTTCGCAGTTGGCCCAAGACGTTTTGACGGCAATGGGTAAGGGTGCGGGGTCCGCTGACCCATATACCCGCCCTGATATCAAAGTGATCCAGATCGATTGGACTGGCGGCACCGAGGGCGTGCCCATATGGCTTATTGGGCCTGGCGAGACAATCTACGCAAGCCCCGCACCTCTTTCGTTTGGTTGCTATGGCAAAGTGATTTCTGGTGCGGTTTCCAGTTGGATGTTTAAGGGTATGGGGGCGGCTTGGAGCCAGTGCGGCTTCGCTACGAGCACCTACTCTAGGCCTGGTCAATATGTGAACCCTAACCCCCACGCGCTTACAGAGACCGGTTCCATTCAAATTGTCTGGCCTGGAGCTGTTTGGGGAGAGGTCAATTTTGCAGCGCCGACCCCGCAGTGGTCATACTTTCCTCACAGCAAAAATGGCTTTGATACAAACGCATAAGGAGGCTCGCAATGTCTGATCCTAATCAGCAAGACTACAGCACGATGATCCCATCTGAATCCATGCAGCGTGATGCTGTGCGGAGCCGTATTGCCGAAAAGGCTGGTGACGAAACCTCTCTTTTGGGTACAACGTCAGATGCTGCTGCTTTAGCCATTTTCGGTTTGGCCTCGTTGGTGGCAAAACTGTCAACGGCAAATTCCCTTGCAGATGTGCGTGAGGCAGCCGAGCCTTTTGCACGACTTTCCGTCGATTTTCTAGCCAAAGTCGAGAGCGGAGAGGTTCAGCTCCCATTTATGTTAAAGGGCATTGATGCAGTTGTGGCCGATATCGAGACCCGTTCTACTGCCGTGTCGAGTGCTCTCAATTCTGTAGATAAAGGCTGATACGTGGCCACGCTGGCATTCTACTGTGGTACCGGCAACGCGTCGGATCGGCTGATCTGTTGGGTCACCCGTTCTCGTTTTAGCCATGTCGAGTTGTTGCCCGCAGGCGTTCACATTGGCGACGAGGCGCAGTCTTGGTCTGCGTCTGGACGTGATGGCGGTGTCCGGACAAAGCCGATCCGCTTCGATCCGGCAAAATGGACGTTTGTTCACGTCCCCTGGGCGCGGCCTGATGCAATCCAGAGGATCGAGGCCGAACTAGGGAAACCATACGACTTTGTTGGCTTACTCGGGTCACAGCTTTTCAATTTGAACCGGCACCAACAGAACCGTTGGTTTTGCTCCGAGATTTGTGCCCACGCGATCGGCCTAGATACGCCGCAGGCCTATTCGCCAGGGGGCTTGATGCGCGTGGTCACCCAAATAAACCAGCTTTGGGGTTCCGGTCATCGCTTGGCGGGGGAACCGCCAGAGGAATGAGGGCCTGCCCGATGGGATGTTTGCAACAATCGCAACACCCCAAGAAGAGGTCAGTATGTCCGCATCCTTTCTCCACGGCGTCGAGGTCATCGAGATCGATGCCGGTCCCCGCCCAATTCAAACGGTGAAATCGTCCGTCATCGGGCTTGTGGGCACTGCCCCTGATGCCGATGCGACTGCCTTCCCCCTCAATACTCCGGTTCTGGTCGCAGGATCCCGCAAAGAAGCGGCCTTGCTCGACACCACCGGCGAAGGCAACGGTACACTGCCGACCGCAATGGACGGCATCTTTGACCAAGCTGGGGCCGTCGTGGTCGTGGTCCGCGTCGAGGAAGGTGCTGGCGAAGCCGCAACCCTTGCCAATGTCATCGGCGGCGTTAATGCCAACGATGGTAACTTCGAGGGCGTTCATGCCCTTGCGGGGGCCGAGAGTGTCATTGGATTCGCCCCTCGGATCTTGATTGCTCCTGGCTTCACACACCAGCGCCCCGCTGGGCTCGCCAACCCCGTTGTCGCAGAGCTGCAGGGCATCGCTGACCGCATCCGCGCCGTCGTCATCATGGACGGGCCCAACACCAACGACACCGACGCCTACACTGCAGCCGGTGACTTCGGTTCCTCGCGCATCTATCTGGTCGATCCGTGGCACAAGGTCATGGTTGGTGACACGATCACTGACGTCCCACCGTCCTCGCGTGTCGCTGGCCTGATCGCCAAAACCGACAACGAGACCGGTTTCTGGGCGTCGCCGTCCAACCACCTGTTCTCCGGCATCATCGGCACATCGCGTCCGGTCGATTTCAAGTTGGGCGACGAAAACTCTCGCGCCAATCTGTTGAACGAGCAGAAGGTGGCAACAACGATCCGCCAGAACGGCTACCGTCTCTGGGGCAACCGCTCGCTGACTGCCGACCCTAAATGGCATTTCTTGAGCGTCCGCCGGACTGCCGACATCATCAACGATTCCTTGCTACGCGCCCACCTGTGGGCTGTCGATCGCGGGATCACTCGGACTTATGTCGAGGACGTCGAGGAGGGTGTGAACGCGTATCTGCGCGATCTGACCGCTCTGGGCGCAATCCTTGGCGGCAAGTGTTGGGCTGATCCCGATTTGAATTCGGCAGCAAACGTGGCCCTGGGCAAGGTGTTCTTCAACTTTGACTTTACGCCCGTCTATCCAGCCGAGCACATCACGTTCCGCTCGCACCTGGTCAACGATTACATCGAGGAGGTGTTTAACTGATGGCTGCCGAGGACATTCTCAAGTATCTGAACCTGATCGTCGACGGTCGCGGATACGCTGGCAAGATCGAGGAATACAACGCCCCCGATCTTACTCTCTCCACCGAAGATTTCCGTGGGGGCGGCATGGACGCTCCCATCGATATCGAAATGGGCATGGAAAAGCTGACCTGCAGCTATGTGCTGACATCCTATGACGCCGACGTGCTCGCGCTCTGGGGTGTTAAGCAAGGCTCCGGCATCCAGCTTGCGGCCCGCGGCTCTCTGGAAAGCCTCGACGGCACGACAAAGCCTGTGGTCCACAACATGACCGGCAAGCTGATTTCGGTTGCGCGTGGCACATGGGGCTCCGGCTCCAAGCCGTCGCTGACCATCACGCAGAGCCTCACCTACTACCGTGAAGTTCACGACGGTCGCACCATCAACGAAATCGACGTGATCAACATGATCCGCGTCATCGACGGCGTCGATCAGCTCGCAGAGCATCGCGCCAATATTGGCCGCTAGGAGGGCACATGAACGAGGGGAAAGATAAAGGGGCAGTCGGTGAAATCACTGATCAGCCAGACGGTTCCAAAAAGGTTGATTTCAGCGACATTCCGCTAGTGATCGACGGGACCGAAGTGAAATCGGTGGTCATGCGCGAGCCAATGGTCGGTGACCAGCTTGCGGTTGATCATATTCAGTCCCCAGGCAAGAGCGAGGTAGCGATCATCGCAAACCTCTGTGAGCTCTCACCTGAAAACATCGCTGCTCTGAAGATGCGCCAGTATGGCCGTCTCCAGGACTCGTATCGGGCTTTTATGAGCTGACCGACTGCGAGGTCGGTCAGGAATATGACCGGTCCCGCCACAAAGTCGGGTTAGGCATGGAGATCGCTGCCGAAGTATTGCGCAGCCCAATCTTTCGCCTGACCCGATACACAGGATGGGCCCTGTCCGAAATCGCGGCGATGTCGGT